GTTAAACTCCTTTATTCGTTGTATTTCACATCCTTCTCTGTATCCTTGTGTTGCGTTATCTCGTTTAGGAGTGAACAACGATCCTGCAACGTAAGGGAATTGTCCTCGAAGTATTGTAATAGTTTCTTCCATCTCTCGCCGGAGAGATGACTCAAGTTGCTGAGCTTTTGATTCGTTAAATGTCCATCCATGGATTTCTTGTTCTGTAAGTATCTCTGCGACTCGGTGCTCTAACCGACACGCGTCAGATAAGGGCGGAAATGTTCGCATAATTTTGTAGTTACTTTAACGTCTTGTACCATGTAGTCTTGCATCTCTTGACTCCACTCTTGCCAGTCAGAGTTTTTACCAAAGTCTCCTTTGTATTCCCCTAATCTGTAGCCATATGCTTCAAGTGAATGTCTACCATATAACTGTAGTGGCATGTGTCGCCACTGTCTTTTCTTATCTATCTCCATTAGATTTGGGTGATATAAGCGAGAAAGCACAAGAGTATCAATAACTGTAGCATCAGTATGAAACCCGTCGCTAAGCTTCCGAAGGACAGCAAGGTCGTACCCAATAAGGTTGTGACCAGCAAGAGTATCAGCTTCCATAATTTGATTGATACCATCCCGTATGCTGGGCGTTTCGTCATTCTGATCGTTATATACGTATGTCTTTTCTTCTTTGGTGTCAAAGGTGGAAATGCAATGTATCTTAGAAACGTCATATAATAATCCGTTTGTTTCTATGTCAAATACCAGCACTATTTTTTACCGGTATAGGTTTTGTCCACAAACTTTGCTTTTTTCTTTGCTTGTTTTGTGGGTGGTTTTGGTTTTACCAGTTCCAGATCAGAAATCTGTACTGGGATTGAAAATTGGCTCCGTAGTTTCATCGTATTTACATGTGTCTTTATTGTATTTAAGTTGACATGCAACACCTACCTCTCCGGAGTAGCGATTCTTTAGAACCCGTAAGATCGTTTGGTCTACAGCTTCAGTTTGTTGGTTTCTTTCGAGTCCCCATACTTCATCTGCAAGCTGAGATATTGCAGCAGATCCTCTAAGTTGTCCTAGAGTTACGCGTGCTCCTTCTTCGTGGTTTTTGTCTGTCTGTGTTCTACGTAGATGTGATACTAAGAATAGTTTTATTCCAGTTCTTTCAACTAAGCTACGTAGTTTAGTCATGGTGTTATCTATCATCTTCCTTTCGTCACCATCTAGTCCAGATATAAGTATGGATAAGTGGTCAAGAAAGATTATTTTTGCTTCGAGTGCGAGTGCCATATATTCAATACGACTATAAATAATATCAGGGTCAGCACTGCCGAAGTGGTCATAAAGGAAGAGACGCCAGTTTTTGAGAGTCGCATCGTAAGCTGTTACTAATGTTTCTTTGGTATGTTCGCCAAGATGTAAAGCTTGACCTACAGCTACAGACATAAGTCCTAGTGCTGTTCTTCTGTTTGACTCTTCCAAAGCAATATACCCGACAGGCTCGTCTTGGTCTAAAAAGTGAGTCGCTAACTGCCTTGTTAGGGTTGACTTGCCCTGCCCTGTGCCTGCACTGATAACAGTAAGCTCTCCATATCTGCATCCATGTGTTAGTCTTTGCAAACCAGCAAAGGGATACTCAAAGTCGCATGGTGGACTAGGGTTTGTAACTAATTCTAGTAGAGATTGACCATCTACTATCCCATCAGGTTGGTACGGTGAAGCGTTCCAAATAGCTTTCCTGATTGCTTCAGCATCATTATTTTGTAGTGCGTCAGACGCATCTTTATACGGGTCTGGCAAATGAGCAATCTTAACTTTCCCAGACGGTAAGAGCGCAGCCACTGCTTCCGTCGCCAGCTTACCGGCTTCGTCTTTGTCGAAACAAAGGACAATCTCTTCATAACCTTGAAAAAGCTGAAGTTGCTTTTGTATGTCCTTTTTAGCTGACGCAGCTCCGTGAGGAAGTGAGACATGCGCCCAGTTGGGGTAAGCCTCCCAGCCCGATAGTGCATCCAGCTCACCTTCGTAGACCATGATGCGTTTGCCAGTAGAAGGAATAAGAGACTGACCAAAAAGAGTGTCAGTAGTATTACCTTCATACTTAAAGTCTTTTAGTTTAGTTTTTGTTTTGAATCCTTGAAGTGTTTTGTCGCTGCTGTAATAAGGGAAGCGTAGAAGGTCTCCGTCCCTGTAGACTTTGTAGTGTTGGCAGGTTTCTTCACTGATTCTTCGTTTTTGCAGCCTTTGGGCTGATCCTTTGAATTGAACATTGGTGGGCATGCTATGTGTGTGATTATCTGCTCTTGTTAAATTGTGACAACTAAAACAAAATGTATTGCCATCATCATAAACAGCCTTTGCATCAGAGGAGCCACATACTTCACATGGCTCATGTCTTAAAAATTCTGCTGTCATTTTAACCAGTCAACTGGTATGCAGTGTGCAGCGCACCAGAGTATTCCGTATCGCTCACACCACTTTGCGTATGTAGTCTTGGACTTTTTCGATATACGTTTGTAAGGGTCTTGAAATACCATACGAAGGTCTATCTTTGGGTTGTCCTTGATTACTTGTCTTATCTTACGCCTAGATGGTGGGTCCCAATACCCTTTGACCTCTAGGATTACTCCGTTACTTGGTAGCACAAAGTCAGGAGTATATTGATGTTGGATTGTGTAAGGGTAGGACGTCTCCTCATACTCATAGTCGACGCCCAACGTTACTAATAGGTCAGCTACCTTTTCTTCTAGACCTGATCTGAATGCCATTAGAAGTCATCTTCTACTGACGAAGGTGTAGTGTCAGGTGTTACATTTGGTTCAGATGTTTTGAATCCTGATGTACTACCAAACAAATCAGCAGCTCCCTGCTCGTCAAGGTCTCCAGTGTCAACACCTACCTCTGACTGAATACTAACTATCTGTACTCCAGATAACTTTAGTGATGTGCCATAGGTCACGCCATCTCTTAGTATGTATGGCTTCTGAGTAAATCCAAGTTTAACTTTACTGCCTGAATATACTGGTGTATCAACGTCCTTGATTGGTGTGCCTTCAGTATCTACAACTGGAGGTCTTTTGTCATCACTCCAAGAGAACTTGATAAGATACTTACCATCACTAACTTCTTCCCATGGGGTAGGCTTTAGTGTAGATCTCTTTGGGTTTTTTAACTTAGACTCTGCCCACTTAAGACAGTCGTCTCTTTCAGTCTCTAGTTTAGAGATTAAATCCTCTCCAACTACGGCTTTTAATGAATAGCCAAACTTACTTGGCTTTAACACAGCTTGGAATCCTTCTAAGGTTACAGGCTCGGGTGTTACGTGTATGTTTCTCATTAACAGAAAAAATATTGTGAATCAATTACGGCTTCTGGTTTCAGATCGCCAATAATCGGTGGTTGTTCTTCAGCTCCTATTGCTAGGGCGAAGTCGGTTAGTGGTTCATGCTCTGCGAACAGGTGCATGTAAGTTTTGCGTACAAGACTTGATAGCGTACACATATCTGTAGCTCTGCATAATACACTGTCATGTATCAATGCAATGGGAAAGTTGGTTGATGTTGTAGCTAGATGAAGTAAGCTTGCATCTAATGAATGTATTAGATTAGGTGCAGTAGCATTCTTATGATGATTCAGGTCAACACCTGTCTCAGCTCCGGCTATGTGTACCTCACATCTACCCATCAGTTGTGTTTTTATAATAGTTGACTTATATTTCATTAACTTTTGCTTAACATTGAAACCTGATGGTGTTGTCCATCTGATTTCGCCAGCTCCAGCTCTGATAGCTCGTGCTATCTCTTGTTCAATCCATTTCATTACGCTCATAGCTCCCGGAACTACCTCGTTCATGGCAGATCGTACAGCTTTTACGCATTGTGTCAACTCTTCTTTGTCTACGTCTACGCCCTTTTCTTTAAATGCGTCCCTGATATAGGAGCGATTAGAGAAAGGCTTGGCATTGTATGGTATGGTCATCACACAACGCTTCGTCACCTTTCTATCCCAGTGGGGTTTTAGCCGATCAGGGATTGCGTCCATGCTTTTTGCTGCAATAGTTGCATAAGCGTCTTGGGGTTTTTCACTCCCTATGACGTTTACCATACGAGCAGTGGACGCATCTTTGGCAAGTCCTGCCAAGATTTGTAAACCACTACATGTAGCGTCTACAGCTACAGGCAGATGTGTTGTGTCAGTGTGTCCCATAATGAGACTGACATACTCATTTGCAGCAGCTAGAAATAACCAAGGCTCGTCTGCATTTTCCCAGTCAGCTATGTATTTGATAGGGTCTTTGACAATTCTAAATACAAGATCTTGGTTAGCTGGTATAGATACCCACTCTAACCTCTCTTTCATTGTAGCTTTGTCTAACCCATACGTAGTAGCTAACTGAAATTTTATCCAGTCCAAACCCTTGGCGTTTATCTTAGCACCTTCATTAAATAAAATCAAACTTTTTCCAAAGTCTGTGTCTTGTGGTGTAAGTAAACTAGGTATTGGGTAAGCTCTACCCCGATAGTCAAAACTCCAAGGTATATAAAATACCTCATCTTCAAACTCTCGTACTACTTCCATAGTCATACGAGTTCGGCAGGACTTACGTACTTCAGCAGCCTGCAAGTTTCTAGCTATCGTTGCTTCTTTTTTCCAACTCTTCCATACCTCCTTGCTTGCCTCTTCTGGAGGCTTTGGAGGGATATCATGTTGGATAACAGGTCTAAACTTTCCTACGCTAATTCCTCTATCCTCTAACTCTTTCGCTACCTCTACTATAAAAGGATTTAGCTTGTAAGAGACTTGTTGAATTTTGTTAATAAAGTCGTAAGGTATTTCTCCCTGTATAAGCCCGCCATCGGTTTTACGTATCAAATTATGGCAACGTGTTAAATCATTTAGATAATAACCGCCATCTTGGAGAGCGTACCAATTACGTGGAGGGATAAGCATAGGCTTAGCAAGTGGACTGAATAACTCAGCCATTCGCATGATTTCGGCATGTTGTTTGATGAGTAGGGAGGACGGTACAAATACTGCTATAGTCTTTCTACCTTTACGCACTAAATCCCTCTCGAACCATCCTGATACTTCCATCAGGCAGTCCATGAGAAAGGTTCCGACCTTGACTTTGGTCGTTTTATCCCAATGCACCCAAGGGGATATGTTTGTCTTGTGCATCAGTGTTTGAATGCACTTACGCTTGTACTCTGTACCTTTGGCTTGATGCCAATAGTTCTTTTTTAACGTAGTTAACAAGGCTGGTGCCTCCTTGTCATAGTACTCCATCTGTGCTTCAGCTTCTATCGCTGCACCAATAGCTATGGCTATAGTTGTTACACTGTGTTTCTTCTGTTGTGGTGAAAACACATGGTCAAACACAACCTTACACGTAAGCAAGGCTTGTACCTCTGAGCCACTGGGCAGGATATGCTTGTGAAAGATGGCATAGTTTTTACCAGCTTGAGTTAAAAACTTTTCTTTTTTACTATCAATGAATGCAATAAGATCAGGCAATATTGAACTAACGCATGCTGAGCCATAAACGGTAGCACTTGCATAAGTTTTTTCTTCTAACTTGGTAGTGTTAGCACGTAGCTTATGTAAGCCTCCTTGTATTTGTTTACGCTCGTAGTTCTGCTGATCTTGTATTTGTTGTTCAGTTAGCATTTAATGTAAATTAGTTGTCGTCTTTTACTTGCTCTAACATTATAGCAATGAGTTCTTCTTTGTGTGGGTGATTTTCAACAAGTGTTGTTAGTTGTTGTAACCTACGTTCAAATGTTGTCTTGTGCATTGTTATTGAAATCAATATTAAGTGGATTTGGAATCAGGTGATAGACACCTTCATCTGTTGCTAGTGTTATGTGTTTATTAGTTCCTATTTCTTTTTTTAGTCTCATCTTTGTGTGATGCTCAGACTTGTATGTATGTTCTGTGATCTTACCTGTGTCCTTGTCCTCTATCCTGACTATACCAAAGTGTGAGCTGGGTAGTTGATAACCATGTATCTTCCAGTCCTTTAACTCATCATAAGCCATTGCAGGAAAGTAATTAGGTGGGCATTGTTTGATAGCATCCCAGTTGTTTGGGTAGTACTTACGTCTTTTCATGTTCGTGATACGTTCAATAGATTGTAATTGTGTGCTACTACCCAGTCAAGGGCATAATAAGCTGCATCTTCGTCATCGCCTGCCCACGTGTACAAGTGAGACTTGCGTTTGGGCTGACCTTTTATACAGTAGTCGATCTTGTAAATCATGGCAAATGTGTGTTTTTTGAAGGTACAAACGTACCGGCGGTTTTTTTTAGGCACCTCTGAGGCGATTTAAACGCCATGTTTTAGCAGATGAAATGACCAGAACAGCTAAATTGCCACTTAAACGGGTACATGTCGCCATATTCCTTGGCAACACGTTTGTCTACAATGTTTGCGATTGCGTCCCTGTCCTCGTATGTAAGAATGTCAGCAATGTTTATGTCCTTGGTGCGGTGGAGCTTTTTGTTG